CCAGTTACCCGCCAGATGTGCCACGAGCTCGTGAGGCAGGCTCCCGACGGCCACTACTTCACGCCGCCCCAGGAGCCGACTCGCAACCTGGAGCAGAACGCCAAGCTCTGGGCTTGCCTCTCTGATATCGCCGCCCAAGTGCAGTGGCCGGTGAATGGCCGGCTGGAACGGCTTACTCCTGAGGAATGGAAGGACATCCTGACCGCCAGCCTCTACCAGGAGCAGCGCATGGCGCAGGGCGTGCGCGGAGGCTACGTCATGCTCGGCAGGCGAACCTCCAGGATGACGGTTCGGCAAATGTCCGAGCTGATCGAGTTCGTCCTGGCGTTCGGCGCGGAGCAGGGCGTGGTGTGGTCCGAGCGTTTCGAGATTCCTGGATGGGTGGAAGCATGAAAGGCCGAAATCCAACAGCCGAGCAGAAGCGCTTCCACGACATGATGGCCGGCATTGGCTGCATCGCCTGCTGGCTATCGGGTATCCGCAACGACCAGGTTTCGATTCACCACATCGACGGCCGCACCAAGGCAGACGCGCACTGGAAGGTGCTACCGCTGTGTGCTGGCCACCATCAAGACGGCACCGGCGCCTCTGGTCTGATCGCCGTTCATCCCTACAAGGCCAGATTCGAAGCAACATACGGCAGCCAAATGCTGCTGCTGCGCACCTGCGTCGAGATCCTGGTTGACGAAGGCAAGACCGTACACCCGGATGCCTTGCGGGTTGCAGGGCTAGCAGGAGGAGAGAAGTAATGGATTGGTTCCGGTTGTACGCGGAATTCGCGACAGACCCCAAGGTGCAGATGATGCCCGAGGCGATGCAGCGCCGGCTGGTCATGCTGTTCTGCCTGCAATGCAGTAACGGCATTGAAACGTTTCATGAAACGGAGAGAGAAACCGCAATCGCGTTTGCACTGCGCATTTCTGAGGACGAACTCGCCGAGACCAAAGCGCTCTTCTTGCGCAAGGGATTCATCAACGAGGATTGGACGCTGCGCAACTGGAGCAAGCGGCAATACGCTTCAGATTCAAGCACGGCGCGGGTTCGCAGGTACCGCGAACGCCGGAAACAGGAGTGCGAAACGGATGAAACGTTACAGCAACGTTCCAGTAACGCCCTAGAACAGATACAGAACAGAACAGATACAGAACAGAGTAAAGACCCCCCCCAACCCCCCCGCAAGCGGGGGAGCCGCAGTTCTACCCCCACGCTGACGGTGGCTGATCTGCAAGCCGAGGGCGTGGAGCAGGACGTTTCCGAGGCTTTCATCGCGTTGCGGAACCGCAAGCGGGCGCCGCTGACTCCGATCGCCCTGGAGGGCATCAGGCGCGAAGCCGCATCGATCGGCTGGTCGCTGAGCCAGGCCTTGCGCAAGTGCGTCGAGCGGGGATGGCAAGGCTTTGACGCCACCTGGGTGCAGCAGCAACCGCGCGCTGCGCCTGGAGCGGCCATGAATCGCCAGGAAGCCCTAGAAGCCCAAAACCTCGAGATTGCCATGCGTTTTGCCACAGGAGGTGCAGGATGACCGAAGCCGACCGGAAAGACTTTGCCAAGCTGATTGGCGCTGTGTACGCCTTCTACCGGCAGGACACGAGCGAATTCGCGATCAGCGTCTGGTGGGAGGCTTGCAAGCCGTTTGACCTGGTGGCGGTTCGAGACGCCCTGAACCGCCATGCGATCAACCCGGACAACGGCCAGTTCATGCCCAAGCCGGCCGACATCGTGAAGCTGCTGCAGGGCTCGACCCGGGACGCCGCGCTGGTTGCCTGGTCCAAGGTCGACAAAGCGGTGCGGCAATGCGGCACCTACCGGTCCGTGGTGTTCGACGATCCGATCATCCACCGGGTGATTCAGGACATGGGCGGCTGGATCATGCTCGGCGGCAAGACCGAGGACGAATGGCCCTTCGTCGCCAAGGAGTTCGAGAACCGCTACCGGGGATACCGGGCCCGCAACGAGATTCCGGAGTACCCGGCAAAGCTCCTGGGCATCGCCGAGGCCGAGAACAGCCGGTATGGCTTTGCCTGCGAGCCCCCGATGCTGATCGGCAAGCCGGAGGTGGCCAAGCAGGTTCTGCTCGGTGGGTCCGACCGACCGGCGCTCGCAATGACCCGGGCCGACACCGTAGCTGAGGTGGTGCTGCTGCCCCGCAAGGAAAAGGAGGCCGCATGACGGGTAGGCAACGCATCCAGGCCCTGGGCAGGATGAAGACTGGCCAAATGAACCGCACCGAGGCTGCGTATGCGGAGTATCTGGAGGCGCTCAAAGCCGCGGGGGAAGTGCTCTGGGTGAAGTTCGAAGGACTAAAACTTCGGTTGGCGGACAGCACCTTCTACACCCCTGACTTCGCCGTCATGCGCGCCAACGGCCAGATCGAATGCCACGAAGTCAAGGGATTCTGGCAGGACGACGCCAGGGTGAAGATCAAGATCGCTGCCGACATGTACCCGTTTCGCTTCCTGGCGGTGAAAGCCAAGCCGAAGAAGGACGGTGGCGGCTGGGCAGTGGAGGAGTTCTGAGCATGGCCGTTTACGAGCAGTGGCGCTATCGGGATCCCGCAGAGGTGATGGAGCGGATCGAGGCGCAGGAGAGGAGGCGGGTCGAGGCTGAGAGGCGGAGGGCGGAGCAGGGCGCGCAACCGCTCAAGAATCTGAGGAAGCTGTTTGGAGAAGAGGGCGATGGCAGAGCGTAGGACGAACCTGGAAATTCTGCTCTCGGAGTGGGGCGAGCTGAAGGCGCGGGAGAACCGGCCGGGGCTTGGCTACCCGGCAGAGTCAGCGTTCGCACGAATGCGGGTCGATGGCCCACGCTGCGCCGATCCCGAAGTGTGGCTGGCCGATGACGATATCCGCAGGCTGGATGCTGCCATCGGCAAGCTACATCCGGATCTCCGCATAGTTGTGACCGCTCACTATGTCTGGCCAGGCGTGGACAAGCAGCGGTACGACCGCTTGCGTATGTCCAAAACGTCCTACTACGACCACCTGAAGTTCGCCCAACGCCAGTTAGCGTTTGCTCTCGGAGGCAGGTATATGCAAGGCTATGAGACCACCTTGGTACCAGCTTAGACAGGAGGGTTCTTCGCTATGAATGGGGGAAAGAAAGACTTCGACGGGATGGTACGAGCATATGACTCGGCGATGTCGGGCTTCCGCAAGGTTGTCGAATGTGTGAAAGAGTTTGAAGACGAGCTAAGGAAAGGTCTTAGTGAGGATACGCTGAACGAAACAACAGTTACGCTTTCCGACAACGGAAGGATATCGATTACAGCGGCTCAGACTATTTTTTCGGCGAGGCGTGAGTTTTCCCGTAAGGATGGGAAATGGGTCGCGGTGTACAGGTTTCACGAGATTCATGAAAATCTCGACGGGGAAAGGTGCGCCTTGCCAGTCACTGAGATTGCAGTCGACCCCGATGGGAACGTATTGCTACCGAGCATGGATGGACAGTGGTTGACTTATTCAACATTTGATGAGAAATCAATGCATGCAAGGATGCTAATTCGCGCCGTGATCTACGAGGTCGTCGGGACGTATTTCGATATCAAGCCCTAACTTTTTACTCCGGAGTGCTTGTCGGCGATTCCGGACAGACTTAGCATTTCGTCCGTAGGCTGAAGAAGTGTCAGCCTACGCAGGGAAGCCAATTGCTGGCCACTGCTTTGGCGCGTCTCCTCCTCCTCCGGTAGTTGGCTTCCCTGTGGGGAACAGGGCCGTTATGTTCTGGGGCGGCTCTGGTGCTGTCGGGAAGCGCCCCACAATTCTTACGCCTCGTTGCGAAAGCAGCGGGGCTTTTTTGTTGAAGTGGCGGTGCGATGCCTCATGGTTCCTTCTTGCGGTGGCGGGATCCGCGGTAAATGATGCATTGTGAACAGTGCAAACGCCGACGGGAGGCATTCATAGCATGGTTGCGACGGGTGCAGCAGGCTGAACGAGAGCGCCGTCAAAGGAAACGCAATGGCAGACCGAAGCAAACAGACGGGCCGCCCTCGGCTGTACCAGACTCCCGAGGAGTTTGACGCCAAGGTAGACGCGTACTACCAGTACTGCCAGGACCGGGAGGAACCCATTACTTGGACCGGGCTTGCGCGCTTCCTGGGATTCTCGAGCCGCCAGAGCATTGACGAGTACCTGAACTACGAAGGTTTTTCTGACTCGGTAAAACGTGCCAAGCTGCTTGTCGAATGGTCATATGAATGCCGGCTTTTCGGTCCAAATGCTGCAGGTCCGATCTTCGCGCTGAAGAACATGGGCTGGACGGACAAGCAGGAGATCGACCACCGTAGCGGCGATGGCAGCATGACGCCCAAGCCCAGCGTCATCGAGCTGGTTGCGCCCGGTCAATATGACCAAAGCGAGGATTGAGCTACCTCCAAAGCTGATCCCAGTCTTCACAGGACCAGCCCGATACCGAGGAGCGTGGGGCGGCCGGGGCAGCGGCAAGACTCGCAGCTTTGCCAAAATGACCGCCGTTCGGGCGTACATGTGCGCTGAGGCGGGTATCTCCGGGGTCATCCTCGGCGCCCGGGAGTTCATGAACAGCCTGGAAGACTCCTCGATGGAGGAGATCAAGCAGGCAATCGCCGAGGAGCCGTGGCTCGACGCCTACTTCGACGTTGGTGAAAAGTACATCCGGACCCGGAATCGCCGGGTTTCGTATGTGTTCACCGGCTTGCGACATAACTTGGACAGCATCAAGTCCAAGGCTCGCATCCTCGTAGCTTGGGTAGACGAGGCCGAGAACGTCAGTGAGACGGCCTGGCGAAAGCTGACCCCGACTGTCCGGGAGGCCAACTCAGAGATTTGGGTGACCTGGAACCCCGAGAAGGACGGGAGCCCGACCGACAAGCGATTCCGGAAACACCCGCCGCCGAACTCCAAGATCGTGCAGCTGAACTACACGGATAACCCGTGGTTTCCGGATGTCTTGGAGCAAGAGCGTCGCGCCGATCGGGAGAGGCTCGATGACGCCACGTACGCGTGGATTTGGGAGGGTGCCTACCTACAGAACAGTGCTGCGCAAATCCTGGCCGGGAAGTACCGGGTTGCGGAGTTCGAGCCCGGAGACGGATGGGACGGACCCTATCACGGGCTGGACTGGGGCTTCGCGTCAGATCCTACTGTTGCGGTGCGTGTGTGGATCCATGACAGCCGCCTGTGGGTCGAGTACGAAGCAGGCCGCCAAGGGCTGGAGTTGGACGACACTGCCGAGTATTTGCGGCAGAGGATACCGGGGATCGAGCGGTACCCGATCCGGGCGGACTCGGCGAGGCCGGAGTCGATCAGCCACGTCCGGGGTAAGGGCCTGCCGAACATCACGGCCGTTGAGAAATGGCAGGGGAGCGTTGAGGATGGCATCGCCCATCTGCGCTCCTACAAGGAAATCATCATCCATCCCCGCTGCAAGGAAACGATCCAAGAGGCGAGGATGTACAGCTACAAGGTGGACCGGCTGACGGGCGACGTACTGCCGGACATCGTCGACGCATACAACCACTACTGGGACGCGATCAGGTACGCGCTCGCGCCGCTTATCAAGCGCAAGGCGGGGTTCCTGTTTGCTCGGGCATAGATGGCATCACTTCGGGAATATCTGCGGTTCTTCAGGCGTAACCCGCCACCGGTCACGCCAGACAGAGCCAACGCCCGAGAACCGTTCCTGGCGCCCGAATGGATGCGCGGCGTCGCCCAGTGGTCGGACTGGGACAGCCAGAAGGCGACGACCGAGGGCTACAAGGCCTCGGCGTGGGTGTACCGGTCGGTTGCCCTTCGGGCGAACGCCGTGGCCTCGGTGCCCTGGTATGTGGAAGAGCGTGTCAACGGCGAATGGAAGCGGGTCGATGCAAGCCATCCTGCGCAATTGCTGCTCGACTCGCCCAATCCCGAGATGGAACAGGCCGACCTGATGCGGCTCCTCGTCACCCATCTTGACCTAGCCGGAAACGGGTACTGGGCCAAGGTGCGGCAGGGGCAGGGTGTAGTCCTCGAGTTGTGGCCGATGCTGCCGCATGAGGTTGAAGTTATCCCAGGCAGCCAAGATTTGATCCAGGCGTATCGGTACCGCAGCCGTGACACGTTGCCGGCGGAGAACGTCGCCCACTTTGCCTACTGCAACCCGGCCAGTCTCCTGTTCGGTCAGTCGCCGCTGATGGCTGCGGGTAAGGCAGTAGACATCGACAACGCGGCCTCTGCCTGGCAGAAGATCAGCCTGCAGAACCGGGGGATCCCAGACGGGGTTTTCGTCCTGAAGGAGGTGCTGACCCCGCAGCAGTTCGAGGAAGCCCGGCAGCAGGTTCGCGAGCAATACGCCAATCAGGGCAATGCGCGGGCCCCGTGGGTGGTTGGCGGGGCGGATTGGCGGCAGATGTCCCTGTCGCCGGTCGAGATGGACTACCTGAACACCCGCAACCTCACGCGGGAGGAAATCGGGATCGTCTACGGCACCGCGGAAATGCTGGCATCCCTGGCGTCGGCCAATCGAGCCAGTGCCGCGGAGGTGCGGAAATCGTTCTGGCTCGACACGATCATCCCACTACTGCGGGAGCTCAAGAGCGCCCTCAACCGGGCAATCGCACGGGAGTTCGGGACCGCAGACAAGATTCGCATCGTCTACGACACGAGCGGGGTAGAAGCCCTACAGACCAACGAGAAGGAAATTCTCGACGTCGTGAAGGGCTACTGGTCGATGGGGGTGCCGTTCAACCAGCTGAACCAGAAGTACGAGCTCGGTTTCGAGCCCATCGAGGGTGGGGATGTTGGATATCTGCCGTCTGGCCTGGTGCCTGCTGACTTCGAGTTTGGCGAACCGGATCAGCTGACGGACGAAAGCATCAAGGCGCTCGCGCAGCTCACCTATGGCTCGCCGGATAGGAAGTAGTAACCGCGAGGTCGAGCGACGCCTGCAGGACGCCCTGCAGGTCCGCCTGAGCGTTAGGTTCGAGCGCCAGATGCGTGTGGCTCTCGCCCGGGACTACATGTCGCTGGTGGGCCAGTTCGAGCGGTTCGGCGCGGTCGATCCCGCTGCGCTGGACCGCTCCCGGTCGGCCCGGATCATCCTGGCCGGGTGGGAGCAGACCGCCGCCGTTTTCGGCCAGCGATTCCTAGACCAGGTCGGTAAGCGGCACGGTGCTATGGAGAGGAAAGACCTCTTGGCGGACATCTTCCGCGCGGCGTTCGCGGATTTCGCCAGACGTTGGATCGCCACGAAGGTCACGCAGGTAACCAACACCACCATCGAGCAGATCCGCGGAATGGTGCTTCGAGGCGAGGACGAGGGGCTGAGCGTGCCGGAGGTCGGCAAGGCGATCCGCGAGCGGATTCCAACCATCTCTGCGCTCCGGGCCAACACGATCGCGCGCACCGAAACGCACATGGCCGCAGGCTGGGCGAACCAGACATCGGCCGAAATCTCGGACATCGAGCTCGTGCGGGAGTGGTGCAGCGCAGAGGACGCCCGCACGCGTCCGGACCACCACTCTGCAGACGGGCAAAAGGTTGGGCTGCACGAGCCGTTCCGAGTGGGCGGCGCCCGACTCGAGTACCCAGGGGACCCATCCGGGCCACCTGAGCAAGTCATCAACTGCCGCTGCCAGGCGCTCTACATCGAGCCCTGAAAGGGGAAATCACATGGAATTCAAATCGGTCGCGCTCAAAGAAGCGAGCGTGGACATGGACTCGCGCACGTTCCAGGGCTACGCCGCGACGTGGGACTTGGACCAGGTGGGCGATGTGATCCACCCGGGAGCGTTTGCGAAGTCCATCCGGGAGGCCTTTCCTGCAAAGCGCATCAAGGTGCTGTGGCAGCACCGGGATCCGATCGGGATGCCGACCGAAATGCGGGAGGACGAAAAGGGGCTCTGGGTCAAGGCTCGTGTCAGCAAGACAGCCTTGGGGGACGAAGCGCTGGAGTTGATGCGCGATGAGGTCGTGGACCGCATGTCCATCGGTTTCATGATCCCCGCAGGCAAGGCGGATGTGGATGGCGACGGCATCCGGCACATCAAGGAAGTGAAGCTGCTCGAGTTCAGCCCCGTCACGTTTCCAGCAAACGAGAACGCCGTCATTACTGGCGTCAAGCAGATTACCGAGGTGCTGCGTTATGGCATTCGCCTCGACAACGTCGAGCCGCTTTTGAAAGCACTCGAGGATCTACAGGCACTCATCAAGGCGCAGCCGGGGTTCTCCACTGCGCACGGAAGTGAGCCGCCGGCCTTGAAGGGTCTTCTGGACGCCTTCGAAAACCTGAGCGGCTTTGCCCGCAGTCATTGAGAGGAAAACCATGAGCGCATTCGATGCTGCTGAACTGAAGAAGATCGAGGAAGCCGCCACCAAGGCGGTCACCGAGATCAAGGCTCTGGTCGAAAAGCAGAGCGAAGAGATCAAGGCCTACGGCGAGACGACCAAGGCGACTGCCGAAGCCCTGGCCAAGGCCGAGAAATCGCTCGATCAGGTCGCGGCGGACTATAAGGGCCTGAACGAACGTCTGGGCAAGATCGAGGCCAAGGGCAATCGCCCCGGCTTCGGCGGAGACGCAGAGCAAAAGACGGCTGGCCAGCAGTTCGTGGAGTCCGAGGTCTACAAGAGCTATATCGAGGCCGGCGCCCGCGGCGAGTCCCGCGCCGTGGTGTTGAAGGACATCACCAACGGCTCCGGATCCGCTGGGCCGTTGCTCACCCCGTTCCTGCGCCAGGAGATCTTGCGCGACCCGGATCAACCGCTTTTCGTTGCCCAGCTGGTGCAAACGATTCCGGTCAACACGGATGCCGTGCAGATCTTCCGTGAGCTGGCCTTCACGAACAACGCTGGATTCCAGGCCGGGCACCTGCAGAACAAGCCGAAATCGGACATCACGTTCGAATCGGACACCCTGGCCATTCAGACGCTCGCGCACCACATCATCGCGTCGCGTCAGATCCTGGCTGATGTGCAGCGCATGCGCTCGTACATCGACAACCGGCTGTGGTACGGTCTGCAGCTGGTTAAGGATACCCAGATGCTGTACGGCGACGGGCAGGGCCAGAACTTCACCGGCATGTTCGTCGACTCGGCGGTCCCGGATATCGGCGGTGTGACGGCTCCCAGTTCTGGCGCCACCGAAGCGGCGGCGATGATCGACCACGTTCGTAGCGGCATTACTCGGCTGCAGAAGAACAACTACTACAACGTCAGTGGCTTGATCATGTCGCCGGACGACTGGCAGACCATCG